GGGTGAGTGTTGCCCAAGCGGCTACAAGGCGCCGCTGATCGGTCGGCAATGGACATGGGGCATCAGCGACTGCTGGACCCTGGCGCGTGATTGGTACGCCGAGCAGGGCCTTCAGCTACGCGACTGGGAGCGCCCGCTCACGCCGGAGCAGTTTGAAGCGGCGCCAATGTTCGAGGATTGCTGGCGCAGCACAGGCTTCCGTGAGCTGGAGGAAGATGAGCAGATGGAAAGGGGCGACCTTCTGCTGATGAACATCAGCGGCGCTGGCTTGAACCATTGCGGCGTCTACATCGGTGATGCCATGGTGCTGCATCACATCCGTGGCCGGCTCAGCAGCAGAGATCTGTACGGCGGTGGCGGCTGGCTGCAGAAATGCACCGGACGTAGGCTGCGCCATCCCAGCTTTACAATGGGCGGAGGCTAGAAGGTTGTCATGCTGCGCAAGATCAAGCTGTACGGACGCCTTGCCAAGTTTGTCGGACAGCGCGTGTTCGAGGCGGATGTTGCCAGTGCTGCTGAGGCAGTGCGTTTTCTGCTGGTGAACTTTCCGCAGCTTGAGAAGCACATGGCGGATCAGCACTACAAGGTGATTGTTGGCACCTATGACCTAGCCCTAGAAGAGCTGCTTGATCCATCGGGGATGCAGATTATCAAGATCATCCCGGTGATTGGTGGTGCTGGCGGTAATCCAGTTGGAAGAATTATTGCTGGTGTTGCGCTGGTTGCTTTGGCGCTTGTCAATCCATTTGGTGCCGCAGCTATTGGTACGTTTGGCGGAACTCCTATAGCGGTAGCTTCTTTGATGCCTGCCGTCGCCACGATCGGCGCCACTCTTGTTCTCGGCGGCGTAGCCCAACTCCTTACACCAACACCAAAAATCAATACAGCTGGAACACCGCAAGATAATAACGACCCACGCAAGAGCTACAGCTTTAGCGGCATCCAACAAACGAGCCGGCAAGGCGTGCCAGTGCCGATTGTCTACGGCGAAACTGTTGTTGGTTCAGTTGTAGTTAGCGCCGGTATTGACACCGTGCAGGTGGCAGCGTAATGGACCGCATTTACGGCGCTGGTGGTGGCGGAGGCGGCGGCAAAGGTGGTGGCGGCGGAGGATCGCAGCAAACTGCCCGCACTCCAACGGTTGCTAATGACAGCCTTGATTCCAAGCAATATGCAACTGTTCTCGATCTCATAAGCGAAGGCGAAATCGAAGGTTTGAAGGATGGCCTCAAAAGCATATTCCTGAACAACACACCGCTGCAGAATCCAGACGGCTCATACAACTTCCAAAACGTCACCATAGAGACACGCACTGGGACGCAGGATCAGTCTTACATCCCCATTGCCTCTGAAGTTGAAGACGAGAAACCCGTCAATGTTGAAGTTCAATATGGCACGCCTGTAACGCGACAAATTGTTGACACTAATGTCAATGCTGTTCGCGTAACTATCACGATTCCACAACTGCAACAAAGCGTTAAGAATGGCGACGTTGCTGGCCAGTCTGTAACGCTATCTATTCAGGTTCAATACGACGGCGGTGGTTTTTCAACCGTCATAACGGACACGATCAGCGGAAGAACGACGGATCCATATCAGCGCGATTACCTGATCAATCTGACCGCAGGATTTACGACTGCAGACATTCGTGTCAACCGTATTTCTGTGCCAGATGCCACTGTTGTAGCAAATGATCCGAATGTCCTTGACTCGATCAGCCGCTTCAACTGGACAAGCTACACAGAGATCATCTACGCCAAACTGCGCTACCCCAACAGTGCGCTGATTGGGCTTCGCATTGATGCTGAACAGTTCAGTGCAATCCCCAGTCGCAGCTATTTGATTCGCGGCATCAAAGTACAAATCCCAAGCAATGCCACGGTCGATAGCACTACCGGCAGGTTGATTTACAGCGGCATCTGGAACGGCACGTTTGGAGCTGCTCAGTGGTGCAGTGATCCTGCTTGGATTTTGTGGGACCTGCTAACTAGCACCCGTTACGGCTTTGGCGATCACATCCAAGCCGCACAGCTCGACAAGTTTGCCTTTTACAGCGCCAGTCAGTATTGCTCTGAGTTGGTGCCTGATGGCTTCGGTGGTACGGAGCCGCGATTCTCCTGCAACGTCAACATTCAGACAGCAGAGGATGCCTACAAACTGATTAACGACATGTGTTCAGTAATGCGGGTGATGCCGTATTGGAGCACTGGTGCGCTAACGATCAGCCAAGACAAACCAGCGGATACGGCGTATCTGTTCACGCTGGCAAACGTCACAGAGGAAGGTTTCAGCTATCAAGGTGCAAGCCGCAAAACGCGCCCTACTGTTTGCGTTGTCAGCTATCTGGATCTTGAAACCAGAGACACTGCATACGAAGTCGTTGAAGATGCTGAGGGTATCCAAAAGTATGGCGTCCTCAAGACTGAAATCAGCGCCTTTGCTTGCACCAGTCGCGGGCAGGCATACCGCATCGGTGAGTGGCTGATCTATTCCGAACGCTACGAAAGCGAAATCATCAGCTTTACCGCTTCGATTGATGCTGGCGTGGTTGTGCGCCCTGGCCAGATTATTGAAGTTGCTGATCCAGTACGCGCTGGCGCTCGACGCGGTGGTCGCATAGCAAGCGCCACAACCACTGCAGTCACGGTGGATGATGCCACTGGATTGACTACTACTGGCGCTGACCTGTCCGTGATCATGCCTGATGGCACTGTTGAAACTCAGGCGATCGCAGACATCACTGGCAATGTGATCACGGTCTCTACTGCCTTCAGCGTTGCACCGAATGCAAACAGCGTTTGGATTTATCAAACAAGCAACATCCAAACATCAACGTGGCGCGTGCTAACGGTCACGGAACAAGACGGCTCGCAATATGCAATTAGCGCCATTGCCTACAACGCCAGCAAATATGACTACATCGAGCGCGGCACTGCGTTAGAGCAGCGTGACGTCACCGATCTGAACATTATTCCTGATGCACCGACCAACCTTGTAAGTCAAGAGGTGCTGTTTGATGCCGGCGGGATTGCCAAAGCAAAGCTACTCATTAGTTGGCAGCCAGTCTTAGGTGTTTCAACGTATCGAGTCGAGTGGCGTAAAGACAGCGACAACTGGAACATTCAAACAGTTAGCCGTCCCGATCATGAAATTATCGACACGACTGAAGGACAGTACGAAGTCAAGATTTACAGCGTGGCCTCTAATCTGCGTTCATCGACGCAACCTGCACAGCTCACCCAGCAAGCCTTTGGCAAAACTGCGCTACCAGCTACGCCATCTGGGCTGAGCATCATCCCAAACAGCGAAACAACAGCGATCTTGAGCTGGGATCGTTCAGCCGAGCTTGATGTGCTGATCGGCGGCAAAGTGATCATCCGGCATAGCACGTTGCTGACTGGCGCAGTGTGGCAGGACAGTCAAGACATCGTGAGCGCTGCTGCTGGCAGCCAGACACAGAAGCAGGTGCCGCTGCTGGAGGGCACCTACCTAGTCAAGTTTGAGGACGATGGTGGCCGGCGCTCTGCTGCTGCTGCGACTGCTGCGGTTGATCTGCCAACACCACAACCGCGTCTGCCGGTGCAAAGCTACCGCGAGGATCAGGAGAGCCCACCATTCAGCGGCAATGTCACAAACATGATCTACAGCTCGGAACAGGACGGGCTGATCTTGAGCTTGGGTGTTTTCGTTGACGATCTTGCCACTGATGGAGACTGGGATGCACTCGGCACTATTGATGGACTGAGCAGCAACCTTGGCAGCGGTGAATACGAGTTCGGCAGCACTTACGACTTTGGGGCTGTATATGACGTAAATATGCGGCGATATTTTGTAACTCGCCCATTCCTGCCAGGTGATCTCTGGGACGATCAAACCGACCTGATCGACACATGGCCAGACATTGATGGCGATGAGCTTGATCAGGTCAATGCTGTTCTTTATGTACGCTCGACTCCTGATGATCCCGGCGGATCGCCAACCTGGAGTGACTGGCACGAGTTTGTGAACGCCATCAACCGTGGCCGAGCGTTTCAGTTCAAGACCATCGCCACTAGCACGTCAGAGCGCCAAAACATCATCATTGACGAGCTGGGCGCCGAGCTGGAGCTGCAGCAGCGCACGGAATCGATTGGTTCGTTGACCAGTGGTGCCGGATCGTATGCCGTGACGTTTGATGAGGCGTTCTATCAAGCGCCTGCTGTTGGAATCACGGCTTACAATATGGCAACAGGCGACTATTACACGGTTGCCAGCCAGACCCGTACTGGCTTCACCATCACCTTCTACGACAGCACTGCCAGCGTGATCAGTCGAGACTTCACCTACATCGCCACTGGTTACGGCAGGGAGATCGTCTAATGGCACAGCACGACTACGTTATTGCCAACCAGTCAGGCGCTGCCTTCCGCGCTGACCTGAACAACGCACTGGCAGCGATCGTCAGTCAGAACAGCGGTGCAGCCGAGCCGAGCACAACCTACGCCTACATGCCATGGGCGGATACGACAAACGGACTGTTCAAGATCCGCAATGCGGCCAACAGCGGCTGGATCACGCTGTATCAGCTTGATGGTGAATGGAGCACGATCGCGCTGGAAAATGGCACCGCTGCTGCGCCGTCGCTGTATTTCAAAGACAGCGGCACTGATACAGGGGTCTACAGCCCTGGTGCTGATCAGGTTGCCATTGCTACTGGCGGTGTCCAGCGCGTGAATTTCAGTGGATCCACTGAGGTGGTGTTCAATGATGGCGGCGCTGACGTTGATTTTAGGATTGAGGGTGACACTGACGCCAATCTCTTCAAGGTCGATGCCGGCACTGATCAGGTAAGCATCTCAAGTATTGCTTACCCCAAAACCGATGGTACTGCTGATCAATCGCTTGTAACTGATGGGTCTGGCGGCCTTGGTTTTGCAACTCGTGCGCGACTCCAGTCTGGCAGCGCTGTTGCTTCTACCAGTGGCACCGCGATTGATTTTACCAGCATCCCATCATGGGTGAAGCGGATCACGGTGATGTTTAACGCAGTGAGCACGAATGGAAGTAGCGACATGCAGATTCAGCTGGGAGACTCTGGAGGCGTTGAGATTACAAGCTATGCAAGTGTTTCGTCCGCTACTGGTGGTGGCACTCAAATCGTTCCAACGGCCGTAGTCACAACTGGCATGGTGATTAAAAACGAAACTGGAGCAGGTGCAACCTTCCAAGGTTTTATTGCTTTTGTAAATGTCAGCGCAAACATCTGGACGCAATCGCACAGTTTGGCTGATACAGCTACTGCTCGCATTATTGTTGGATCAGGCACCAAAACCCTCTCCGGGACGCTAGATCGCGTTCGCATCACAACCGTCAACGGCACCGACACCTTTGATGCCGGTTCGATCAACATTCTCTACGAGGGCTGAATCATGCACCGCATCGTTGTTGACGTACAAACCGGCGAGCAGCAAATCATCGAACTGACCGCCGAAGAGATCGCTGAGCTGGAGTCACGCCCCCAACCCGAACCCGCTCCAGTGCTCACCACTGAGCAGAAGCTGGAAGCTGTTGGGTTGACCGTGGCGGAACTGCGCGAGCTATTTGGGCTTGACTGATGGCAGTTTGCAGCAAAACCGGCATCGGCAGACTCGAACACTAATCACTTTTGCCCTAGGAGTCCATCATGGCCAACATCAAGATCACCGACCT